GAAGAGATTAAGCGACTTAAGGAGAACAAATGATTGTCTATTCAGCACACTATGAGCTAGGTAAACCAGCTACAATCAAAAAGACTGTTGAGACTGCAGATGGGACATTTGTATCTACTGGTGTTAATTTCTATAGTCTTGAAGAAAGAGAGTTTCTAACAGATGAAATTATTGCTGAGCACCTCGGCAATCTACTTCTATATTTTAAAGAAGTAGCTGCATCCTCTTCTATTATTCCTACAGCAAGTCATCAAACAACGCATATTATCCCAGAATGGCCTCAGCTAAGCGATATCTTTCAAGAAATTGTTTCTTGGTGGACATTCTTAAGCTACAGACCAGAGACAGATGAGTCCGACCATTACCACGACCCAGTTACGGGTGAGCACACTACTGCACCTTCGGAAGAAGGGTAAACTTCTAAAATGTTTGAAGTCAAAGACGGGTCTAGAACTCTTCAATTCAACGGGCGTCTCTTAGGAGAGTCTTCTTCTTGGCGCCGTGGCTCGACACGCTGGATTGAGTTTAAGCTTTTTAAGACAGAGAACGGCTCTTATATCCTCTCTCGCGTTGGGGTATCACTTGTCTTCCACGGAGCAGCATGCCCTCTTGTTAAGAGATACTACCTAAAAGAGTCTGATACAGACTGCTTAACAAAAGACTCTATCCCATGCGAAGAATGTGATCCATCTAGAGATTTGCCTGTTATTTTCCCAGAAACAGACCGCAACTGGGCTCAGGTAAGCGAAGATCCTACTCCCGTACTAGATGCACTTTACAAATACGACCAAGGTGGGGCAAGATACCTTACTAACGTTGCTCAACGGCTTCTTGAGAAGGCAGCTTTAAATGACGAGAAGATAGACTCCATTTATAGAGTGGAGATGATCCCTTAATAGATTGAGGAAAAGACAAATGACAATAGTGAACCAAGACGAAAATCTTGTTGTTCCAGATAAAACTATTGCATTCTTTCCTATAATCCCTAGTGAAGGTGTTAAGCCTTTTGATTTAAAAGATATAGGTTTATTTTTAAACCCTCTAAATACAGATCACAAACGAGGGTGGTTCTCTCCCAATTTCTATAAGTGTCTGCCTTTAGCAATTGGAAATATGCAAGGTTTTGTTTTCAGCATTCCATACGGATTTGATGTTATTTGGAATGGTGGAAATTCTCCAGAAGATATAACCATAACTTATCACGATGACTTTGAACCATATAGAAATTTAAATTTTATATACCCTAACTCTGAGTTTGGTCACGGTGTTCTTACCATCCACTACCCAGTTACACTAAAAACTCCTCCTATGGTTAATTTAATGACCATATCCCCTCCTAACTATCCTATGCCTGGAGTAAGCGCTATGACAGGAGTTGTAGAGTCTGACAATATTCGTTTTGGTTTTACTTTAAATCTGAAAATAGACATACCAAATACAGTGATACGAGTTCTCCCAAACTCGCCTCTGGTAGGCATTATACCTATACCAAGATATTTTTGCGATTCTTTTGAATTAAAGAGTGCTTATGATATCTTTGATAAAGAAGTTATAGAAGAAGAGAAAGCAACAGTAAAAGAGCATGGAGATAAAAGAACAAGAGATAATATGGACAAGAGTGCTAAAGATGGTCTATATTACAAAGGTATGGATGTCAGAGGTAATAAGTTTAAAGACCACCAACTTCCTAGAAGTAAAAATAATTAATACATAAGTTAGGAACAAATGAGCGACAACCAAACGACGCAAGGATTAGGTGATGTAAAACTTCACCTTGTTGATTCTGTAGAAAAAGCTGGTCAATTTATTACTTGGCTTGGTGAAAGACGTCCCTATGACGCAATTGCAATCGATACTGAAACTGGTGAAAAACCCAGCGGGCAGCGTAGTGATGCACTGTCCCCTTGGCATGGAGACTTGCGTCTTGTTCAAGTAGGAGATGGAATGCAGGGCTGGGCTATTCCTTGGGAAGAATGGAACGGAGTCTTCTACGAAGCAATGAGAAAATTTGAAGGTCCTATTGTTTGCCACAATATTGCTTTTGAAGCTCGTTGGTTTGCAATTAAATCTAAGTGGGAAATGCCTTGGCAGCGTGCACACGACACAATGATTATGGCTCATATCATTGATCCACTCGGTGTCGGTGGTCTTAAGCCTCTTGCTGCTCGTTATGTAGATGACAAGGCTGTTGCGATGCAAGAAAGTCTTGATTTAGGTCTTATTGAGAATGGCTGGACTTGGGGAACAGTTCCAGTCAACTACGAGCCTTATTGGATTTACGGTGCTTTGGATACAGTTTTAACAATGCGCCTATGGGAGCAGTTCTATCAGCAGTGTGGTCCACAGGGTCCATACAATCGTGCTTACGAGCTTGAGATGGCAACACGCAAAATCGTTACTCGTATGGAGATTAATGGTGCTCGTGTGGATCTTGACTACTCTAAAAAGAAGTATGAAGAACTTCTATCTTATGCAGACTCTGTCAAAGATTGGGCAGCTAAGACTTATGGCGGAGCAAGTATTACAAGTAATATTCAGCTGGTTCGTTTATTTGAAAAGCTTGGAGCTGACATCACGGAGACAACTCCATCTGGAGCAAAGTCTGCAAGCAAAGATCAGCTAAAGCTTTTGACAATTAACGGTAACGAAGAGGTTAAAAACCTTGCAGAAACTGTTCTTAAGCAACGCAAGGCAGATAAACTTGCTAACACTTATTTCCTTAACTTCCTCAACAAAAATGTTGACGGCATTTTGCATCCTTCTGTAAAGACTCTTGGTGCTCGCACATCTCGTATGTCAATTACAGATCCAGCCCTACAGACACTCCCTAAGGGAGACGAGACAGTACGCAGAGCGTTCTTACCTCGTGACCCTGATCATCTAATTATCTCTTCTGACTTAGACCAAGTTGAGTTTCGTATGTTTGCATCTTTATCTCAAGATCCGAACCTCATCTCTCTTTTTCATAAGGCAGATGCGACTGGCTCTGATCCCTTTACTGAAATTGGTCGTCAGGTTTATCAAGAACCAGACATGCAAAAGTCTGACAAGCGTCGTAACCTCATCAAGGGTGTTGTCTACGGACGACTCTACGGTGCTGGAGTTGCTAAGCAAGCTCTAACTGCAGGTGTGTCAGAACCTCAGATGCGCTCTGTATCTGATTCTTTTGATGCTAACTATCCAGGAATGATGCAGTTCCAAAAGCAGATTGAAAATATTGGAATGACTAGACTTCGCCAAGAAGGTCAAGGTTATGTAAAGACTTGGACTGGTCGCCGTATCCCTTGCGATGAAGAGCGTGTCTATACTCTCGTTAACTACCTTATTCAAGGCGGTGCTGCAGAAGTATTTAAGAGTAGCCTTGTGAAGCTGGATCAAGCAGATCTAACCGAGCATCTTATTGTTCCAGTGCACGATGAAATTGTTTTACAAGCACCAAAAGACCAAGTTGAAGAGTTCAAGAGAACTGTTCAAGAGTGTATGACTACTACCGAAGGTTGGGCTGTTCCGCTAACCGCAGGTATTGACGGTCCTATGAATAACTGGGGAGAAAAATACGCATGACAAAATATGTTTTATCAGTCGATCCCGGTAAGGCAACTGGAGTTGTTTTTATGTCTTGGAACGGGGAGGACCCAGTTCCAAACGTAATTATTTCAAAAGAGGTGCAACCAGAAGAATTTGCTATGACTATTGAAACAATATTAAATATTCAAAAGCAAGAAAGTAACTTCACAGTTGTATGCGAGCGTTTTACCATCAATGCTCAAACAGTCCGTAACTCTCAGGCGCCTTACAGCCTTGAGCAGATAGGAGTGCTTAAACATCTCTGTCGTACCAATATGTATGACCCTGAAAAAATTGTTTTTCAGTCTCCAGCAGATGCCAAGAACATGTTTCCCAACCCAACCCTGAAGAAGCTCGGGACTTGGCATGTGGGCGGGGAAGGCCATGCAAATGATGCGATGCGACACGCCTTACTAAGATTGGTTAAAACTGGCTGGGTTCCTAGAACTCTGCTAGACTAGAGATACTATTAGAAAACTTTTAGCTTGCAATATCTTCAGTAGTATGTTTTACTTGATGTAGTGACACTAAGGAGCAGGTGGCAAATGGCAGTAACAGTAGATATAAATCCAGAGAAGAACAACATCCTCATAACTGCTGACTGGCGCTTCAAAGAGCTCTGTAAGAGCCTTCCAGGGGCTTCCTGGAGCCCTAAGGAGCAGGTCTGGACTGTTCCACTTAGCTGGACAACTTGCCTCGCTCTACGCTCAACATTTAAGGAAGATCTCTTTGTTGGACCTGCTCTAACCGAGTGGGCGACCAACGAACTCAATAATAGAATTGCCCCTGCCAATGCTCTTAGGGAGCTCGAGACCTATGAGGGTGATGAAGACCTTTTTCCGCACCAAAGGGCTGGCGTAGCCTTTCTTAGCACCGCAAAGCGTGCACTTCTAGCCGATGAGCCCGGCCTTGGTAAGACTGCTCAAGCAATCCGTGCTCTTAAGAGACTTCAAGATAATGGAGAAGATGTATTCCCTGCACTTATTGTCTGCCCTAACACATTGAAGAAGAACTGGGCTAGAGAATTTGAGAAGTGGTGGCCGGGAGTAAAGACTCAAGTTATCAAGGGTTCTGCAGTTCAACGCAAAAAGCAGTTTGCTAACGAAGAAGCAGAAGTATTTATTATTAACTGGGAATCACTTCGCTCACACTCACGGCTTTCTGGTTACGGCTCTATCGCTTTAGTTAAGTGTGTTGAAATGGGTGGACAAGATCCAAGCGTTACAGAGACTCGTTGTGAGGTTCATCCTCGTGAACTTAATATGATTGACTTTAAGGCAGTCGTTGCTGATGAAATTCACCGATCTAAAGAACCAAAATCTAAGCAAACTAGAGCTCTTTGGGCTGCAACTGGAGATGCCCCTATTCGTTTTGCACTTACTGGTACTCCAATTGCTAAAGATGTTGTTGACCTCTGGTCAATTCTTCATTGGCTATCTCCTATTGATTGGCCATCAAAAACAAAGTGGATTGATCGAATGATTGACATCATGCTCAACGCTTTTGGTGGAATGATGGTTATTGGCGTTAAGCCACATATGGAAGATGAATTCCATAAGAGCGTAAACCCTGTAATGCGTCGTATGCTAAAGAAGGTTGTGCTTCCTTGGTTACCACCTGTAATGAACGAGCGTCGTGATGTTGAGATGTCAACTAAGCAGAAGAAGGCTTACGATCAAATGCGTGACACGATGATTGCTGAGCTTGAAAACGGAGATGCAGTTACTGCTCCAAGTATTTTGACTCAGACAACCCGACTGCTTCAGTTTGCTAGTTCTTACGCAACTATGGAAGTTGATGAGTCAACAGGGGAGATGAAAACAGTTCTTGCTGGACCATCTTGTAAGGTGGACTCGCTTATGGATGATATTAAGAACGGTGACTTTGGAGATGACTCTGTGGCAGTCTGTGCCGTATCTCGTCAGTTAATTAATCTTCTTAGTGCAGAAATGACTAAGGCTGGAATTAAGCACGGACTGATTACTGGTGCTCAAAACGAAGATGAGCGTCAGAGAGCCGTAGATGATTTCCAAGCAGGAAATATCAAGTGGGTTCTTTTTACTGCTCAGGCGGGTGGTGTTGGTATCACGTTGACCGCTGCTCGCCGTCTTGTTATGCTACAGCGACCTTGGTCACTAGTTGATCATCGTCAGGCTTTAGATCGTGTGCACCGTATTGGTAGCGAAATTCACGACTCTATCTTGATTATGGATTATGTAACAGAGGGAACAATTGAAGAAAGAGTTTTACAAGTACTAGAAACAAAGTCAGATAACTTCGAACAGATTGTTCGAGACAAAGATCAACTGATGAAGTTGCTCAAAGATGATAAGGCAGGTGTTCTATGAGTGGTGTAATAAGACTATCTAACTCAGAACTACAGACATTTAAGGATTGCCGTCGTAAGTGGTGGCTTGCTTACTATCGCCGTCTACAACCAAAGTTTCGTGATAAGACTGGAGCTTTAGCTTTTGGTAGCCGTATTCACGCAGCACTAGATGAGCACTATGCAAATGGAACTCCACTACTTGAGGCGCACTCAAAACTTGTTATTGCTGATAAAGAAATCCTTCTTGCAGAATTTTTAGATGTATCTAGCCTTGAAGCAGAAGCAGAGATGGGTCGCATAATGCTTGAAGGGTATGAGCAGTGGGTATCAGAAGAAGGGATTGATGCAGAGCTTGAGATGATTTCGACAGAAGAGACAATAATTGCTCCACTATTTAATGGCGAAGTTGAATTGCAAGGAAAGCTTGATATGCGTGTTCGTCGTAAGGTCGATGGTGTTCGTATGTTCCGTGACTTTAAAACTGTAGGAGGGTCTTTAGCAGATTTTGGAAACCTTGCTCATATGAATGAGCAGGTTATGACTTACATGCTTCTTGAGGCTACAAAGGCTGATGAAGATCACCGATCAGATGGTGGATTATTCACGCTTCTTAAAAAAGTAAAGCGCACAGCAACTGCTCGCCCTCCTTTCTATGATCAAGTAGAAGTTCATCACAATGTATTTACAATGCGTTCTTTCTGGAATAGAATCCATGGAACAATCACTGACCTTATGAATGTTCGTAGAGCTTTAGATACAGGTTCCGATCATTCATTTGTTGCATATCCGACACCAAGTCGTGATTGCAAATGGAAATGCCAATTTTTCGCTATATGCCCGATGTTCGATGACGGAAGCGCCGCTGAACAAGCACTTAGCGATTCGTATGAGGAAGCAGATCCTTATGCGTATTACGAAACCGACAAAAAAGGAAGTGAGTGACGTATGAGCGATATTCAACGTTCTCTTACAGTTATGGTGTATGGAGAGAGTAAGGTTGGTAAATCCAGTTTTGCTGTCACAGCGCCTTATCCACGCCTAATGCTCGATGTTGAGGGCGGACACCGCTTCCTCCCTATCATCGTTAAGTATTGGGATCCTCTCCGTGAGGAGCCACCAGTAGCTGATGGAACTTGGGATACATGTGTTGTCACAGTTCGTGACTATGACACTGTTCTTAAGACATACCAATGGCTACAACTAGGTAAGCATCAATTTAAGAGTCTGATCATTGACTCTGTATCTGAACTTCAAGTTAAATGCTTGGAGAACATTGCAGGTGTTAACCAGATGACACAACAACAATGGGGAGAACTTCTTCGCCATATGGGTGGACTCTTGCGTGATCTGCGTGACCTAACAATGCATGCAACAAATCCATTAGAAGCAGTAGTTCTAACTGCAATGGCTCGTCTTGATAAGGATGGTCGTTATCGTCCATACCTACAAGGTCAGCTTGCAATTCAAGCTCCTTACTTCTACGACATTCTGGGTGCGATTACCGTTGAGGAACGTCACAATCCAGATCCAACACAACCGCCTTACAAGGTTCGCCGTATGTATGTTGAGAGGACGAATCAACATGAAGCTGGTGAGCGAGTACAGGGACGCCTTGGAAAAGTGGTTGAGCAAGAAAATCTCTCTATCGAAAGAATGTTAGACATTGTTTTCGGACAGAGACAAGCAGCAGCGGCGGCCGCAGCAGCTGAAACAACAACAGAGAAAGAAGGATAATAGGTGAGTACCAAAAATTGGTCTGACTTAATTAAGGATGCTGGTGAAACTGGCAGTTACGAACCACTACCTGATGGTGATTTTGATCTAGTGGTAGTAGAAGCAACTGCAACAACATCGCAATCTGGTAAGACAATGTTCAAGCTAAAGGCACAGGTTGAAGGTGGACCCTACAACAAGCGTCTTGTATGGGATAACTTGGTTGTAACACCAGACAGTCCTGCAGCACTTGGTATGTTGTTTAAAAAGTTTCACGCAATGGGTATTGGTCGTAATTACTTTGATACAAACCCAACTAACGCACAGATTGAAGCGACTCTAACTGGTCGCAGATTCCGTGCACAGATTGGTAGTCGTTTATATAACGGTGCTAAGAAGAACGAAATCCGTAACTATTTTCCAAGTGCAGCAACTATTGCAGCAATGCAAGGTGATACTGCAGCTCCTGCTCAGGCAGCAGCACCAGCACCAGCATCTCCACCTCCTGCAGCAGCTCCAGCTCCTGCTCCCGCACCAGTAGCAGCAGCTCCTGCTCCTGCTCCAGCAGCACCGTCTGCTCCGTTCTAATAAAACAATTGTGGGGGGCTGCCCAACGCAAAACGTTGGGTGGCTCTCTACTAATTCTAAGGAAATAAAATGAAGGTATTAGTTACAGGGTTTACAGCATCTCAGTGCTCTGAGAATGTAAATAATCGCCTGTCTACTTTTACTGGACTATTTAAGAATGCTTTAGATGAACTCCAATGTGATGTTACTTGGGAAAAACCACGGCTTGGTATGAGCAAAGAATATTTAGATCAATATGATTTGATAGTGGTTGGCCTTGCTTCGCCTCATAGCGTGTCAGCTAATTATGTATACGCTGGACTCTGGGTAGCCAGTCAAGCAAAAGAATTAGGAAAACTTAGACTTCTTATTGATGCACCTGATCCATACTGGATATGGTCTGGAATTAGAGATTGCAACGATAATCCAGAAAAACTTTTTAAGCCTTTCTATGGACGTAGAGATAATTATTTAGAGGCTCAAGATTATAAATATGCTGAGCCAATCTACGTTTTTCTTAAGCGCCTCTATACGGAACAGTGGGGTAAAACTATTGTCCCAAGTATGCCGTGGTTCTCTAGAGAAATTGTTTCTAACTCAATAAAAAACATTAAAATTGAAGATGTGATCGGTATCTGCTACGACAGAGAACTTATTGACACCTCTGTAGATCGTATGGAGCCTTCACAAGGTAATTACTGGTGCGCTGATGCACCAAAAAGTGACTGGACTAAAAAGGTTGTCAAGAGTCTAACTTCAGAAGTGCTGCCCATACGACTTCATAAGTACGATAAGAGCAACGAGATTCTAAGTCGCATAGAAAACTCTATGGGAACTTTGATTAGTACATACAAAAACAACGACCCTTGGTGGTCTATAGCGATATCTCAATCGATTGCGGTTGGTGTCCCTGTGGTTACTGATTGGCGTCATACATCTTGGGTAGGAGCAGAATGGGCGTTTTTACCTTCAACAGTGGAAGAGATGAGTCCGAGTCAGCGGCTTATCGTGGCACAAAGTCAGAAAGATTTTTACAGAGATGCAACTCCCTCACGGGAGGAATCTTTGCAAAAAACAGTAGAAGCACTGGACAACCAGAGCTTACTGTTAGTAATCTAGGCACATCTGTCAGAAAGGACATTAAGATGCCAGAAGTAGATATGAACTGGGTTAAACAACAACTCACAGAGAACAAGACTAAGAGAGTAGTTGGCGATTCCGTTATCAAGCTCCTCAATACTTGGATTGAAATTAAAAACACAGACCCAGATCCAACTAAAGATCAAGCAAACCTGAGTCAGGTAGTTGAACTCTTTAGCAAGATTGCTTTAGGTCACGCCATTGTAAAAGAAAACAAAAATGAAAACTGGACTCCAGCTCAAGCGGGAGATCTTGTAGTTGCGGATGAGGTTCGTGTTAAGTGGAATGCTTTTGATGGTGAAAAAGGTAAGATCCACAACGGTCGCCGTGGCAAGATCGTTAGTATTCGCTATGGTGACATTATTGTTAAAACAACAGACGGTAAGGAGCCTCTACTAGAGGGGTTCCACTACACCCCACAACAACTAGAGAAAAGAGTTCCATAATGAAAACTGTTCATGTAAAGTCCCTAGTAAACTCTACAACCTATAAAGGTCTTATAGCTGAGGCTGAGAAAAAGCTTGCTAATTTTTTTGAAATTAAAGTAGAAGAAATTAAAGATAAAGTAAACTATGAAATAACAGTATACGAGGCTTCCAATGATGGAGTTTCTCTTCCAATTTTTAGTGGAGAAGTCTCTGCTAGATTGAGAAACACGCATGACTAATGAAAATGAGTATCTTAAACAAGTTTCAGACACGCCATACCGTGTTGAAGCTCTTAGAGAAGCAGCTAAAATTACCACTCAAGATAGGAACACCAGCTACGGTGGTCCAGAAGAGAACTTTGCACGGACTGCAAGGATCTGGTCTGTAATCCTTGGGCAGGACATAACAAACGAGCAAGTTGCAATGATGATGGTTGGCCTTAAAATGGCACGCTTTGCTCATGGGTCTGGTTTTCAGCCAGATACTTGGATTGATATTGCAGGTTATGCTGGCTGCGGCTATGAAGTTGGAAAGATTGCTTCCGAGCAATAAGAGTAGACTTAAGCCATACAGATCTACTTGAAAGTAGGAAAAGATGGCCGCAGAGCCTGTCATAAGTCCTATGCCAGTGTGTGAATCATGCTGGCTAGAAAACCACACTAAGTGGGAGCCTGAGAGTGTAGATGAAAAAGGGAAAATTCTTATGCGCCTTAAAGGAGTAGATGTCCCTGAAAAAGTAAATAGAGGGTCTGTTGAGGTTTGTGTCATGTGTGGCAATCTTACTATTGCAGGTATATTTGAACTAAAACTTTCAAGTGAAGTATATTTTATGAAAGAACTATTTGAAGAAACTTTTGAGGTTCCTCTAGACAGTACGGAAGAAGATCCAAACTAAGGAGTAACATATTAAAGACGAAAGACATGGTCAGCATCTCTGGTCTGAGTGGGGTGGGAATGGCTACAACGAACAACTTACATCCCCCGTTGTTTATTACACTTTTGATCATATTGATTTAGAAAACGATCTAGTGCGGAGAGCTCTTGCCTCAGCTCTGCAAAGAGATGGTGTTGCAGTTTCTTTAGGTGATGGATTTAATATGATAGATAAAGCTACTCCAATGCACGGGTGGTCTGGACTTATTGAAGATGAGCTAGAGTTTACTGTCTGCGATGATTCAGGGGAGACAGAGTACGGAGATGTTGTAGGGGTAGCACTCGCAACTACATGGGTAGAAATATAGTAGATAGTCTATAGTAGAGCGGTTTTATACTATATAGTCTAATATAGTCTATATGTGGAAACCAGCAGACAACCTAGAATGGCAAAAAGACGCTTTATGCGCCGATCCTAAAAACAAAGAGTCTGTTGATTGGTTCTTTTCTACCGATTCATCAAAAAAATATGCAGCTAAAAATATGTGCTTTGAATGCCCTGTCAGATCTCAGTGTCTGCAATGGGCTTTAGAGCATCGTCAAATTTGGGGAATTTGGGGAGGAAGAGATGAAGTTGACATCCGAAGAACTCTTTCCGTATCCTACAACGGTGAAGAAACAAAAAGAAGAAGAGTACCTAATTGTCCATATTGTACTGCTCGTCCTTCTAAGCTTGATACTTCTATAGAAGAGCTACCCAACGGTGGTAGATGGACAACAGCAAAAATTGTTACTTGTACAGAATGTAATTTTTCATGGAGAAGTCGTACAAGTGCAAATGCCGTTGAATCTTACAAAGAAGAAAAGCTACAAAAAACTAAGTCAAATAAAAAGAAATAGGATTTTTTAAATCTATTTCAAATGGAATATTTTGATTTGATAGATCTCTTTCTATGTTTTCTTTAAAGTATTCATAATGTCCTTTAGCGTAATCATACATATCAAACTGAAGCAATTCTTCTCTGGCCAATCTTGAATCAACAAGATTTAAACCAATTAAACTCCACTTCCAAAGGTCATTAGCTCCCCACTGTTGTTCAGGAGCAAATAAAAATGTTGGGATCCTACTTTTTGATTTTTCAATATAGTTTTTAACTATAGGAGTTACTAAATTTTCATTCTTGATATATTTCCAAAACTCGGAATCATCACGCCTTCCTTGATAGTGAAGAACCGTAAAATCTAATAAGTTTTCATACATTTCCATAATATTTTTATTATAATTTTTAATGTTTGATTCTGTAACAGTAGTTTCAATCTTGTTTGTCAAATGCTCTAAGCAAAATGAATACACTTGAGCAATAGTTGCATGAATAGAGGTAGCTTCCAGTGGCTCTACAAAAGAGCTTGCAAGACCAGTAACTAGACAATTATTTTTCCAAACTTCTTCTAGACGACCAGAATCAAACTTAAGATGTTTAATAGGTACTATAGGATGTCCCATAATCTTTTCGGCTTCTGCCTGAGCCTCGTCTTCAGAAATAAAACTACTACTATAAACATAACCGCAACCTTTTCTACTAGCAAGAGGTGTACGCCACATCCAACCAGATGAAAGAGCTTCTGCTTCGGTTACTGGTTGTATTTTTTCATCTTCCTTATACTGCACAAGGAAAGGCATAGCCCTATCTACGGGAAGATAATCTTTATATGAATGCCACTTAATCCCTAACTTATTAGCTAAAATTCTTTGCATACCAGTACAGTCTACAAAAAAATCTCCCTCTAAAATTAAATCATCTTCAAGAAGAACCCCGCTAATATTTCCATTAGATTCAATGTTTACATCTTTAATAATAGAATCTACAAACTTAACATTGTAGTATTCTACTAAGTAATCTTTAATATACTTTCCAACTTTAAAAGCATCAAAATGAAGTCCGTAATCTTTATTTAAAGGAAACTTGTTATTATCATAAGCTTGACCTGTTGCAGTACATAGGTATGCTTTATCTGCACCATACTCGGAGATGACATAATTAAAAAGATGATCTGGAGATTTTTTTGTTGTTACAGATCCTAAAATTGGTGCCCAGTAGTGACCTTTTTCTTTTGCCCAGTTTATATGTTTTAAAGCATACTTTGGTATTGCATCTGTTTTTTCTATAAAATCTAAAATATCCATTTCTCTATTATTAGGTAATAATTTTTTATTATTAAGAAAAAAGTTCCCACTTAGAATATCAATAATTAAACCACTAGAAGCCTCTCCTGCGCCAATAATTCCAATTTTAGAGGACTCCACAACTGTTATATTGTGTTGATGAGGATTTATTTGAGAAATTATAAAAGCGGACAGCCAACCAGCTGTCCCGCCTCCACAGATAACTATGTTCACTTTTTTTGTTTTTTCCCTGCTAAATCAGATTTCATCAAACAAAAATCTAAATTGTTTTTTAATCTTTCATTACTTGGCTCTAAGTCATAAGCTTGTTGAGCATACTCGGATGCTTCTTTATATAGTCCTAAGTTATAGCAAGCTATAGCTGCATAGTCATACGGTGCAGCACCCCAAGCATCAGCTTCACAT